CGCCTGCGGCAGCCAATGCCACTACCGGCAACGTTATTTGCACCGTGACGGAGCCTGCTGGTCCGCCCGCGCTGGTTGGCACCGAAGTCGTTCCGGTTGATATCAACACGCCCGGCACTGCTCAGCCGAATGGTGGCGCGCAGACCGCGGTATTGCCAGTTACGGCGCTCGGCACCGGTTACGGCGGGTTTGTCATCAATTCCACGACCGGAACAGGGCAGAACCCTGTCGTCGCTAACGGTATTCAGAAGTACATTTACACTGGCGCTGGCACGGCTACGTTTGCAACGATTACGTTGCCGCCCAATCCGATGCAGAACCAGACGTTTTGCATTGATAACGCGGGTACTGGCATTCTTACGCTGACCGCTGTCAATGCCGGCACGTCGGGTCAAGTATTTGCCGGGGGCACCACGCCGACCACATTGGGTGTTCAGGTTACCACTGGTTCGGCAACGTATGTCCTGACGTCAGCATGTTGGATTTACCAAGTGGCCAACACAACTTGGTATCGGTACATCTGATATCTCCCGACAGGAGCCGCAACATGCTTGCCCCCTCTAGCCTGCTACGGCTCTTGGCTCTCGCGCTGCTGCTTGGCTTACTCGCACCCGGCCAGGCGGCAGCGCAGGGCACCACGACGCAACGCACGTGCGGCAAGTCGGTCATCTACGATGCCAGCACGAACGGCGCCACACGCCTTGTGGTCAGCACAGGTACGGCAATTTTTGTATGCGGGTTTAACTTTGCCTCGTCGTCGGGTGCCGTAAACGTCAGCCTGATCTACGGCACGGGCACGAATTGTGGGACCGGTACCACCAAGATTACGCCGGCCTATCAGTGGGGCACTGTGACCGGGATTAGCGGCATTGCGGACAACTCTTCGGTATTCCGTGGGCTAGAGGCGCCTCCCGGCAATGATTTGTGCATAAACACGACTGCTGGGTCCGCCGTTCAGGCCATTGTCTACTATGACAACAGCCCTCTTTAGGGCCGCTGCGGTGGTCCTCGGAATCTTCATTGCGGCAATGCCGAGTCAAGTGGCCAACAGCCAATTGCTGACGACCTTTGTTGGCCAGGGGGCGGGTGGTGGTACGCCCCCGACGCCGTGCGGTGATGGCCAACTCGATTTCTCGGTTGCTGGGTGCAACATCATATGGATGGGTGGATGAAAGCGTTACTGGCCGCTGCCTTGGCTCTGATTCCTGCCACCATTACTGAAGCCCAAACGCCGGTTTTCAGCATTCAAGGCCCGATTACGCCGGGCAATTGCGTGGTTTGGATTGATGCGCTGACGATTGGCGACTCTGGTGCGCCGTGCCCCTCGTCATCTACGTGTGCTTTCGGCGGGACTGACCTTTCACAAAGTGGCTGCAACATTGCTTGGATGGGTGGTTAATGAGGATTTTGCTTATTCTGATAGCTCTTTCGACGCCCGCGGATGCCAAAGACGTCATGATCATCCTGAATGACCAGGAGCAAACCGCGCTCCGCCGTGTCCTCGATAGCGCGACGAAGTCTGAGGGCATTCAGGTTGCTCCGATCACGGTCTATCTGCTGAACAAACTGAACTCGGCGATGGAAGTGGTCGAGCACAAGGACAATTCTGACCAGCCGAAGGGCCAAGAGCCCCAAAAATGAGATGGCTTGGCGCCGCCGCGCTTCTAGTTTTCCTTGCCTCACCTGCCTTCGCTGGTAGCACGACGGTCACGGGCAAGGATGCCGGTGGCGTTACCCGCACGTTTGATGTCATTACCGATGGTAGCGGCAATTATGTCTGGGAACATGGCGTCTGTGACGGAACCGCGGCTGCTCAATGTTCGGCAGTTAAGGCGGCTTCGACGGCTGCTGCGCAGACTGATCCGGCGCTGGTCACGCGTAATCCCGACCTCGGAACAATAAGCGATACGGCCTTTACGGGATCGGGGAATGCCACAGTCATTGCGGCCCTAAAGGGCGTCTATGCGGGTGTTACAACCCCAGGCGCTGGCGCCGCAACTACCGTCAATCACGCAGTAACGGTAACTACCGGGCTCACGTTCCAGACGATCCTAGCTACAGGTACCCGCAAGTCTCTTACAATCCAGAACAATCAGATCAGCGGCACTGACGTCTGCTATCTGGTTTTCGGGACAAACATAGATAGCCAGATTGTTCCTGGAACGACAACGACATCAACAAATTTCACGATTGGCGGAAACACGGTCCAGGCGGGAATGGCGGCATTGATCCTCAACCCTGGCCAGCCGTTCACGCGCTATTATCCGCTGGTTCCGTCAGACGCGATTTACGCCACATGCTCCACGACTGGAGACAGCATCTATGTTGACGCTCAGTAGGCTGGTGCTTCTCGCCGCTCTATGCGGGCTGTTCTCCACGGACGCGTTTGCCGGCGCCGGCACGGTCACTGGTAAGGACGCGTCCGGCGCCACCCATACGTGGGATGTCATTACGGACGGGTCAGGCAATTTCGTTTGGATGAACGGTATTTGCGACGGCACGGCCGCGGCTCAATGCGCGGCTGTCAAGGCGGCGAGCACGGCAGCCGGGGCGACAGATCCTGCGATGGTGGTGGCAGTCAGCCCGAACAATAGCGTCGCAATAACGGCAGCCTCTCTTCCCCTCCCTACCGGGGCATCGACCTCGGCCAAACAGCCGGCGCTCGGAACGGCAGGCACTGCGTCCACCGACGTGATCACGGTGCAAGGCATTGCCTCGATGACGGCGCTTGCCGTCAGCGCGTCCGCTCTGCCATTGCCCACCGGAGCGGCGACGTCTGCGCTGCAGACGACCGGCAACAGCACGCTTACCACGATTAATACGACGCTTGGAACACCGATGCAGAACACCGGTGGCAGCGTCACCGCCAACGCTGGAACGAATCTAAACACGTCAGCGCTGGCCACCTCGGCAAATCAGACGAACGCGAATCAGAAAACCCAAATCGTCGATGGTTCTGGCAACGTCATCGCCTCGACATCGAACAACCTGAATGTACAATGCGCGAATTGCTCAGGGAGCGGCGCGAGCGCGGCGGACGCAGCCACATTTACGGCGGGCACATCCACATTTGCGCCGGCCGGCGGCCAATTCACAAGCGGCGGCGCCACGGCTTGCGTCACGGGCCATCAGTGCTTGGTCGGCATTACTTCGGCGCGCGGCTTTCTTACCGACACCAGCACGGTCAATGGCGTCACCGTCCTGACGGGAACAGGTGCGGTTGGTACTGGTTCCCAGCGCGTAGCAGTTGGAACTGATACGGCGACGATTGCCGGCTCCGCTCCGGGCACGGCCGGCACTGCATCAACAAATGTTGTGACCGTTCAGGGCATAGCGTCGATGACCGCGCTGGCGATCAGCGCAGCTTCCCTTCCTCTGCCCACGGGGGCATCTACGTCAGCTCTCCAGCCAACCAATGCGGCGATAGCGTCCACGACGTCAGGGCAGACTGGTCACCTGATTATGGGCGCTGTGACGACAGGTGCGCCAACTTACACCACAGCGCAGACTGATCCGCTATCCTTGGATACGGCTGGTAATCTAAGGATCAATTGCGTCACAGGATGCTCGAGCTCTGGTGGATCAAGCCTTGCCGATGAGGGCACGTTCACGCAGGGAACGACATCGTTTACGGCGATTGGCGGCATTTTCAATAGTGCGATCAGCAATCTTACGTCAGGCCAGGCCGGCGCAGTCCAGCTGACCAACGATCGCAATATTTTCGTCAATCTTAACAAGCTGGCAGGGTCTGCCCTTGGTTCGCCTTCCAATTACGGGACGAGCCCCGGTGCAGTGGAGGTGATCGGCGTCAATGCGTTCGTGACTAATGCTAACGCGAATGGCCAAGCCACGATGGCCAATAGTTCCCCGGTTGCGATCGCAAGCAACCAGAGCGCAATTTCAACGAATCTCGCGCAGGTCAACGCCGTAACCATTCTGACGGGCGCTGGAGCGGTTGGAACAGGTTCCGAACGTGTAGCCGTAGGACAGGACACGACGACCATTGCAGGCTCTGCGCCAGGTACGGCCGGCTCTGCGTCTGCCAATGTCCTCACTGTTCAGGGGGTCGCGTCCATGACGCCGATCCTTGCCAATCCGGGTACGGCTGCGAGTTGGGGAATAACCGCGGATGCAGGCACATTCACCGCTGGCACCACGGTATCCTCGCAGATTGCTGGGCAGTTCACTTCTGGCGGGGCCACGGCATGCGTCACTGGTCATTCCTGTACGGTTGGAATTACGGCCGCCCGCGGGCTTCTCACCGATTTTTCATCGTTTAACGGCACTGCAGTAGTCGCCAATCCGTGTATTACCGGCACGATCTCTTACATTCCGATCAGCCAAACCGCGAGTACACAACTCGCGTCGCTCGGCGGCTCTTCCAAGAAGAACTACGTTTGTTCTATCGCGGTTGTGGGCGCGGATGCTGAGAACGTTTCCCTCGTTGAGGGAACGGGCACCGTTTGTGCCACCACGCCAGCGGCAATCATTGGCAGCACGACCGCAGCCAATGGACCCAACTTCGCGGCCAACGGTGGTCTTACGCTAGGCAATGGCGCGGCTCCTGTAGCTGCCGGCTCGCTAACCAGCTTGAACAATGTGTGCCTTCTTCAAAGCGGAGGTGGCCGCGTAGCGGGTACGCTCGTGCTGGCGCAGCAATAGACGCAGCAATGACGCGCCTACTTAGACTAACCTGCCTTATCTCTGTTCTGCTCGGCGCCACCAATGCCGAGGCAGTCATTGCGGTCCGTCAATTCAAGACGGCTGGGGGAGCTGGCGCCGCAACGCGTGCGGTCACGGTGACCGCCACGCTTGCCGGCAGTGTTGTCGCTTGTGGGGCCAGTTCCGATTCGAACGGCGGCACCGTCACGGCAATTACATTCACCGACGGCAGCAGCGATACGCCTACCAATTCATCTAAGGGCACGATTGTCGGCAACGTTGGCAGCAGTGCCATGGCCGCCTTTTTCACGGTGACCACGGGCGTCACGACATTTACAGCTCATTTTTCAGCCACGCCCGGCAGCTTTACCGAGATAGTATGCTGGGAAATCACCGGCATGACTACGCCGTCCTTCGACAAGGCTGTTGAAGCTGGTGGTACGACCGGAACTGCAATGAGTAGCGGCGCGACGGGTACGCTGGCCTCTTCTACCGAGATCGGGCTTGGATATTTGATATCCAACGTCGGTGCTGCGGCCAACAGCCAAGGAGCTGGCTGGACTCCCGACGGCGCATCGGGGAATGGCCTGACGACGAACGGAAATTTCTCCGAGCACATAGTGACGTCTACCACTGCGTCGATCACGGCGACCGCGACGCAGGGAAGCGGCGCTTTTGACGCTTGGGCCATTACGCTGAAGGTACCAGGCGCCGTTACGTGTCTTGCGAATAGGTCTTTGCTGGGGGTTGGATGCTAAGGTTTTTGGTAACGCTAGCATTTTGTTTGTTGACTGGTTCGGCGTATCCGCAGGCATTTTTCCAGGGAAGTCTGAACCAGACGGCGCCGTCTAGTCCCACATTGGCTTTCACGTCTCTTACCAATGCGAGCACGTCATCCACGACCAGCGGTAGCGGCACATACACGGTGTCCGCTCCATCCGGGTTGACGGCCGCCACATATGGCGGTGGTTGCTCGGGCTCGTCCACGGTAAGTGGGTTCTCAGCAAGTGGTGGAACCTGGAGCGCCACGTTTACGACACCAGCAAGCGCATGCACGGGAACGCTGGCAGTAACCGGAACCGGATCTAATACGGCATCCGCAACGTCGCCTAGCACCACATTCACTTCAAGCAGCGGCAATGTTGCGTTTAGCCTGCCGACCAGCCATGTGCTTCATTACATATCCACGAGCGGCAGCGATTCAAACGATGGCCTTGCCCCGACGAGCGGGGGCGGTCACGGACCATGGGCTAGTCCAAATCACGCCTTGAGCTGCGGCGACGTGATCATAGCCAGCGCAGGCAATTATTCCGGGAACGGGTTTGGAAATTTCGGCACCATCTCCAATTGCCCATCGACGTCTGGCGGCATTGATGGAACTGGAGGCGTGTATTTCGCGGTGCTTTTGTGCGGCGGAAGCGATCTCACCTCCTGCAACATTACGTTTACCGGCGCCGGCTGGGCCATGGACGTGACATCTAGCAATTGGGCGGTTGAAGGCTGGCAAGTGCATGGGAATTCTGGCACCGGGGCCATGGTGGCCGATGGGTCAGCCGCAACGGTTCATGACATAGCGTTTATCAACAACGTGATCTTCGATGTCGGGATAGGGCTTGGTGGCCTCGACAATGGAATGAGCCACGACGTTCCAGGCGCCACAGGCTTTGACTATACCTACTACATTGCCAACATCACTCAGAATTCCGAGCAGAACACAGTTTGCACTGCTGCGACCGTTATGGCCGGTCCTGCTTCGATAGACTCGAATGTCGGTACACACTTTATGATGTACGGCGGGTTTTCTTACAATCAGCCAAATAATGGGTGCGCTTCGGACATTGAGAACTTCATGTTCGACACATGGGATGCCCATGGAGTCGTCAACCAGTCTGTGATGCTCAACAACATCAGCTGGAGCGCCTATCGGTTCGGAATCCAGATTTTTATGCAGAACTTCAATAACGTTGGCGCGCTGCACGACTTCGTGGAGAACAACACCAGCTTCAACGCCAATACAAGCAATGTTGGCGGCCAGGGCGACATCAACATCCAGATGGACAACCCCGGCGCGCCTACGTTCCTCGTTATTAACAACATTGCCGATGCGGCGCAGAGCAACACCTGCGGTCTTTTGCTGGGTGGAATGAGCGGACCCTCCTCGCTGGCCAATATTACGATCGGAACCACGGGGAACGAGAACATTTTGAATGCGCCAATGTCAGGCAATGACGAGTGCCTGTTCAACGGAGCTTCTGCCGGTACGAACTTCACCGGAAGCCCGGGTTTCACGAATACGACGGACCTGCTGGCAAATCAGTCGGGGGCGCCGAACTGCGCAGGTTTCATCGTAGTAACCGGATGTATGGGCTGGAACGCCAACACGAGTACGTTGACGACGCCCTCGGTTATTTCCGATCTCACGCCTAGCTGCACCCACTGCGCTGGAAAGGGCTATCAGCTGCCATCCGTCACGTGCGTGAGCAGCGGTGCGATATTCAATCTGTATCCTTCTCGCCTGAAGGGAATCGTTCCACTTTGGTATGACGGGACCAATTTGTTCGAACGGGTCGATTTGGTGACGAAGCCGTGCAATCTATAATCGCCTTCACAGTCACATTGCTGCTGTCGATCGTCTCGGCTTTTGCCGAGGCTCCTGGGCCGAGTCCGGAGGCTTTTGCCAACCAGACTTACAGCGGCGGAATTGGGCTGCTCTATACCTGCTCGGTGTCCTATTTCGTAAACGGTACGACCGGCAACGACGCAAATAATGGCCTGAGCTCTGGCACGGCGTGGAAGACAATCCAGCACGCTGATGCCAATCCGCGGTCTCCCGGAGACTGTATAAATGTTGCGCCTGGCACCTATACGTGGACGCAGGCCTTTATCCCGCAGAATGGTGGGAATCAGGCTTCTCCTACCGGGTACGTAACTTATCGCTGCGAAGTACTCGACCAATGCTTCATTCTGTTCGATGGAATCTTTATGGGGTCCAACGGACAGGCGGTGATTGGCTTCACCAAGCCATATTTCATCATTGACGGTTTCGACGTCGATGGCGGCGAGCAGTTCATGTATGGCGGGATCGCTACGGCCTGCTTCGATGCAGGCCTAAATGATCTCGGTGGAACCGGACATCACATCTGGATTCTAAACAACAATGTGCACGGATGCGGCATTGGCTGCATCGGTCTGAGTGACAGCGAATATTTCTTCATGATCCATAATAACGCGTCGGATTGCGCGTTTACGGATCAGTTTGAAGGCTCTGGCATAGGTCTGGTTGCCCTGAAGCGTCTCGGCGATAACCTCAATCCATATCCGCCATATACGCCGACTACAGCCGATCTCGCCTTCGCTCCGTTCACCAATATGATGTCCTGGAACCGTGTATTTAACAATGGTTGCACGGTGTGCCTGGGCATTCTCAACACGTTCGTAACGACAGCAAACACCCACAGCTCGACGACGATAGACAACATTGCCAGTCTTGGTACCTCGGCGAGCTTTACGGGGTCCATATCTTCTGGGATGCAGATTCTGACAGTGACCGGTATCACGGGCACCATCTCGCCAGGCGACCAGATTTTCGGCGCTGGAACATTCCAGACTACGTTTATCTATCCGTACGGGACGGGTGGAACCACCGGTACGGGCGGAAATGGCACTTATTTCATAAGCGTTGTCTATCCGACCGGATTCAGCGGCGCGCTGACATCGACTACCCTTGGGGAAGGCGTTCTCATTACCGGACCCGGCGTCCAGCCGTTCACGTATATCAGCTCCATAACCGGCAATACGGCCACGGTGACGCGTCCGACGCTCACGACACAGTCAGGGGCGAGTCTGAACTTCATCGCCCCTGGTGCGGGCCATACGGACGGCAATGGCATCATCAACGACACATGGTGCGGAACGCCATGCGGAGGTACCGGAACCGACCCCTACAACTATCCCGACCATCAGACGTTAGTCAGCTTCAACGATGTGCAGTTCAACGGCGGCCGTGGGATGCACAACTTTGGCGTCAATTACGTTACGACAGCCAACAATTCATTTTATCACGATGGCCTCGATCTGTTTCTGGCTGGCGCTATAGGAGAACTGAGCGAGGCGGGTGGGAATAACAATAGTTGGTACAGCAACGCGGCCTTCGCCACTCAGAACCTCGTGACGGACTGCAATTTCTCCGGCGTTCCGTGCAATTTCTGCGTTGTGGCGGGTGACGGAAGGGGCACTGACGTAGGAACCAAATGGTTCAACAATGTTGTATTCGGACCAGCTGTAGGCGGAACGTGCGTCGCCTTATTCAATGGTGACATCGGCTTCTGGCAGCCCGTCAATAATAAGGGCGATGTCGATCCTCTGTTTATAGACGAATCAAGTTTGATCATGGGGAATTTGCATCTGCAATTCCCTGCATCGCCTGCGATCAACTATGCCTTCCCGCACTCTTTTGCCTTTCTTCCCAGGCAAACGACAGACGCAGGAGCCTATCAGACGGGGGGCATCAGGCTGACGAACTTCATTGGTACGCCACAGGACTTTGCCGGCCAGATTGGTTTCCTCAACTACCTGGAGCCGCCTCCTCCGCTCACCTGTTCTCAGGCAACGGCGTTCCTTGCCAGGGCAGGAGGGGTCGCGAGCCTGGATCGTGTGCATCACGACGCCTACTCGAATCTTATTTGCGGTATGGTGAATGATGGCATTTGGTGCGGCACCACATTTGACGTTTTCTATATTTTTGCGACCGTCAACGCCACTCTGGCAAACTTTAACCTATGTTCTACTAGCTTTACGGCCATTCCGAATGGAAGCCCAGTGTTCACGGCCAATCATGGCTATATTGGAGTTGATAGCAGCACTACGGTTTTCATTGATACAGGCTTTAGTCCCAACGCCGCGGCGGGTAATTTCTCTCTTAATGCCGCTCATATTTCCTTACGGAGCCTGACCAATACGATATCGACTAATACCGGTGGCTTTGCCATGGGGGCACAGGGCGGAGGCCCGCCGTTTCCTGCGGGCATAACCAATATCACGCCTAGCTTTCCGTCTGGGACAGGCGGCATCAATTATTTCTCGAACGTGAACAACACGAATTTTGGGTTTCCACTGTCTGCAACGCATCCCGCGACGTCGGTGGGAAATTTTCTGACGACGCTGTCTGGCTCTACAATATCGACTTATATGAACGGTGCGTTTGCATATACTTACACGAACATGCCGGCGATGACTGATGAGAACATCTACATACTGGCGGCCAATATGGCAGGCACCGCTGGATTTGGGACGGCTCTGCAGATTGCTGCAGCAACCATTGGGAACAATCTAACGGCAACGCAGGTTGCCCAGACCTGTCATTTTATCGACGCCTATCTATTGGCGATCGGAACGATACCGGCAGCTCTGTGCTGACAAGTGACCTCTAGAAAGGAGAACTACCATGGCAGACGATATCGGTTCAGTGAAAGGCATTATGGGCACCTCGATGGCTCTCAATTGCCAGTCCGGTCAGGGCACGCAGAAGCCATCTGCGTCCGGCAAGTCTGATCCGGGCGGCACCAAGCCCGCGAAGGCTCCGGAAGGCCCTGTACCGATGCCTCGGTGACTGCCATTAGCCGAGCGGCAGAAAGAGCACCTGTTGGTTCTTGCTATCAAGAACGGCTGGCACAGCGAGTGATGCTTCAGCTCAACCCGCCGTTGCCCTTGAAGACCTCCAAGGGCGATGGCCTGGCGTATCTGGTGATCGACTATGGCCCGGAACATCATCTGCTTTGGGTGGTGTTTATGAACCAAGGCGGTCAGTGCTGGACGTTCCAGAACCCGGAAGTATCTATGCCGGCTAATTTCACTATGGGGCGTACGTGCAACTAGCTGACGCCGACCCGGTAGAGCTAATAAAGTCTCTTACGCACGCCGAGAAGGCTGAGCTAGACCGTATCCTTGGTCTTACTCGGCCTGGTGAGGTGCGGTTGCCCAACAATTGGGAGCCGCGCCGGTATCAGCTGCCAGTTTGGAACTATCTAAACAACGGCGGTAAGCGGGCGTGCATCATATGGCATCGACGTTCGGGTAAGGATGACGTCAGCCTGCATTGGGCTGCGATCGCTTCCCAGAAGCGCGTCGGTGATTACTGGCACATGCTTCCGGAGCAGTCCCAAGCCCGCAAGGCAATCTGGGACGCTGTGTCTCCCCACACCGGAGAGCGCCGTATTGACCAGGCTTTCCCGCTTGAGATACGCGATCGCACGCGTGATGCGGACATGATGATAAGATTCAAGAATGGCTCCACATGGAGATTGGTTGGTAGTGATAATTATAATAGTCTGGTGGGCTCTACTCCCGCTGGTATTGTTTTCAGCGAGTGGGCTCTTGCTGACCCTAAAGCCGACGCGTTTCTTCGCCCAATTCTGGCGGAATCGAAAGGCTGGGTGATCTACGAGACCACACCTCGAGGCTCCAACCATGCCCGCAAGACTTACGACATGGCGCGGCAGGATCCGGCTTGGTTTGCCCAGCTTCTGACGGTTGCCGATACAGGTGTTTTTACGGATGAAGAGCTTGCCACCGAGCTTCGGGAGAACCAGAAGCTTTATGGTGTGGACGATGGCAAGGCCTTCTTTGAGCAGGAGTATTATTGCTCGTTCGAAGGTGCATTTGTCGGCAGCTACTACGGCGCGTACCTGACGCGGGCACAAAGGGAAGGACGCATTGGCAACGTACCTGCACACCCTGGTGTTCGCGTGGATACTGCTTGGGATCTAGGCATTTCGGATAGTACGGCCATCTGGTTCATTCAGCGTGTAGGGCGCGAATATCGTCTTTTGGACTATCACGAAGGATCTGGAGTTGGCCTTGATGAATACGCCAGAATTCTCGATAAAAAGGCTCTGGATCGCCGATGGAATTACGGCCGACACTACTTCCCCCACGATGTCGCCCACCGAGAGCTTGGAAACCAAGGCAAGTCGCGTGTCGATACGCTCAGAGGACTCCGTATTACGCCCGTCGTGGTACCCGTCTCCAACGTTAACGACGGCATTAATGCGGTACGGCAAGTCCTTGATCAAGCCTGGATCGACGAATCCAGATGCGAGCAAGGATTGAACTGCCTGCGCTCGTATCGCCGGGAATGGAACGACAAGCTGCAGGCTTTTCGCGATGCGCCGTTGCATGATTTTGCGTCACATGCGGCTGATGCGCTGCGGACATTCGCCTGCGGGCACCGTGAGATAATGGATAAAGTCATTCCACGGGCTCCTCGCATTCCCGTGATTGAAGTCAACCGCGGCGGCGCGGATCGCGGCACAGGATGGCTAGGGCGGTAAATGCTCTTTGACTCCACGCCGGCGGATGACGAACCGGCCGGTAAAGAGACAGAAAGGGACGTCGTTACCGAAGCCAATCAACGGTGGCATGAGATTAAGGATTGGCAGGGCGATACTGACGAGCGCACCCGCTCCGATATCAAGTTCTCCAATGGGGATTCTCGAAACGCTTGGCAATGGCCGGACAAGATTTATCAAGAGCGCACTGGCGGGCAAAGCGAGCTTCCGTCGCTAACCATCAACAAGACCAGGGTTCACAACGACATCATTATCAACCAGATGAGTAAGTCTGGTCTTGGTGTGATGGTGCGGCCGACCAGTGGCGATGCTAGCTATGAGGCGGCCAAGGTTCGGATGAACCTGATACGCCGGATCAACTATCAATCGAATTCCACGGCGCAATTCCGGAAAGTAGCGGAGCAGCAGGTCGATGGCGGAATCGGGTATGTGGTTCTGGAGACGCGTTATGTATCCAACAAGTCCAACGACCAGGACATCTACTTTAGAGCCGCACGTGACCCTACAGGTGTGTACCTTGACCGATGGAGCACGGAGCCGGACGGTTCTGACGCCAATTATGGTTTCATCTTCAAAGAGATGTCCCGCCGAGAGTTCAACCGGAAATATCCTAAGTGGAAGAACAAGGTAGGGTCAGCGCCTCTCAATACAGAGATGGCGGCATGGCTGACCGACAAAAGCATCACAATCGTCAAATATTATCGCAAGCGTGAGTCTCCCGATCTCTATGTCTGGTGGCAGGAGCCAGGCAAAGAGGCCCAGCATTGGCTCCGGTCTGAGTTGTTGGAAGAAATCCGCGGCGATGAGAGCAAGACGGACATTTACAAGGCTCTGCAGGAGCAGATCAAAAATGGCGAGATCGACGGCGGGACGCGCAAGGTCACAAACGACAAGGTCGAATGGTTCCTGATTGCCGGCGATACCGTCATAGACAAGGGCGATTGGGCTGGGAAATATATTCCTATAGCCAAAGCAGTCGGTCGTGAGGTCATTATCGACAAAACGCTCGATCGGAAAGGGCATACTCGCCCGCTTATCGATGCGCAGCGTATGCTGAACTATGCCGCTTCGTGTACCGTAGAGCACGTCGCCAGTGCGGTTAAGAGTCAATGGTTGGTTCCGGCTCGTGGTACAGAAGGCCAGGAGCAGTGGAAAGACGCCAATATCAAGAATTATGCGGTCCTAACCTGGCAAGACATCGATGATGAGCATCCTGACCAGCCAGTGCCGCCTCCGCAGAGAATAGACCCGCCGACGCCGTCACCTGGGTGGATAAAGGTCGGTGAGGACGCCGAGCGACACATGATGATGGTCTCCGGTCAGTTCCAGGCTCAGCTTGGAGAGGATGACCAGCAATCGGCGTCATCCGGCAAAGCCATCAACGAACGACAAGAGCAGGGAGACACCGCGACCTACCATTTCATCGAGCACATGAAGGATATGAAGCGGTTCATTGGGGTTCAGCTATTGGACCTGATTCCGAAGATTTACGATACCAAGCGCGTTCTGCAGATCGAAGATGAGATGGGCAAGCGTGCTTGGGTGCATGTTGATCCGGATCAGCAGGAGGCTGTCAGAGAGCTTGCGAAGGTTCAGGAGGAGGGTGAGGCCGCCCGCATCTCGTTTAACCCAGGAGTGGGCGAATTTGAGGTAATTTCCGATCCTGGGCCGGATTTTGCGACCAAGCGTGAAGAGACTTTCAACGCTATGGCGCAGATCATGCAGGCCAACAAGGAATTGACGGCCTTAATTGCGGATATTTTCTTCAAATTTAGCGATTTTGCGGGTGCTGAGGAGCTAAAAGAGCGTTTCCAGAAGGAATTGAAGGCTACTAAGCCATATTTGTTCGATGAGGCACAGGATCCGCAGCTGGCGGCGCTCAAACAGCAGAATCAGCAGTTGATTGCCATCAATTCTGAGCTCATGACGAAGCTTGCGGACGAAAAATTGAAGGTTCGCGGCAAAGACGAGCGGCGCGATATCGAGGCTTTCAAGGCGCAGACGGAGCGAATGCGGGCGGATAGCGATAGCCTGCATGCCACGGTCGAGGCGCTGTCCAAAATCATCCTTACGCCTGCCCAGCGCGAGCAATTGGAACATGAAGTTGCCGAGAGCGCCCGCCAGCGCTTCCATGAGATCGACCATGGCGCTCGTGAGCACATCTACAACACGATCCAGCAGGCCAATGAGGCCACTATTAGCAACGAAAGCAGTTCAGCAGAATGAGCGAAGTAGCAAGGATTGTGCCGACCAAGCCAGAGGCGGAAATCGCCGCGGACTTCAAGCGGCGGGCGGTGGAGATTTATCAGCCGCTGCTGGATCTGTGCACGGAAGCCCATCAAGCCGGATTTGAAGTGCATATCGGTTCAGGCATGGGGCCTCTTGGGAAGCATGTTCTAACGATGTGCAGGGTCATAAGGGTTTATTGAGATGAAGGGCAAGGGCGCAAAGAAAGTTGAAAAGGTCATGCACGAGTTCAAGGCCGGCAAGCTGCAGTCTGGCAGCAAGAAAGGCCCGGAAGTGACCAACCGCAAGCAAGCTGTGGCAATTGCGATGTCAGAAGCTCGCCGCAGCGGAAAGAGGAAATAAGCTGTATGGTCGATCTTATTAAGGAAGGCAATGTTGATTTTGATGGATGGACATTTGGTTATTTTGGAGAGTTGGGACCGATAATTAATAAAGCGGTAGCAGAAACTCTTGAAAAGGAATTGTCCATTGGTAAAGTTCTCATTTCCTCTTATGGCATAGAGGAAGGAAAGCTTGAAATAAGCTTTGGCTTTGAGGTTTTTGACGATTTGTGGTTTAAGTTTTCTATTATGGATGCGATAGAGGATATACGATACTGGGATCCTGAAGAAAGGCAGATTGCAGCTGAGTTGATGCAGTCCATGGCCGACAAAGTAAGGAATATGAAATGACTTCAGAGGCGCGCAGAGGCAAAAAAGGCAAGTAATGGCATTTCGAACGGTCTGCGAAACGGAAGCCTCTGCCGCAGCCCGCCATACGGCAGTGATGAACGCTATCAATGCTCTAACCACAAAGGTGAACACGATCATGTCCGACCTCGACAATTTGACCGCCGCCGTTACCGCGCTTCAGACCGCAGTTACTGCGGCTGTGGCCGCCATTGAAACTGAACTAGCGACGATCGCTAGTGAGAACAGCGGCGATAATCCAGTGGTGGCTACTGCGGTAACGAACATCCAGAACATTGTCTCTTCTCTCAATACGGAAGTCGCGAAGGTCACTCCCACGACCCCGCCATCTCCGTAAGCCTGAAAGGGGATAGCCATGGCTAAAGGTTGGCCTCGACCAGGTTCTAAGGGCATCGATCGCCCATCCGCAAGCGATACGACACCTCGGCCGATGCCAACCAACAATTGGCCGGGACACCAGACCATGTCTCGGAACATGGAAGAGCGCCCCATGCGGTCGCCGAAGGACGCATTCAGCCCGCAGAACATCAATCCTGGAAAGCCAGCGGGGAAGGAATGAGCCAACATGGCGTGTTTTTCGCTTCAGTTCATTGAACAGCTGTTGATTTGGCTGGTCGTTTTTGGCGCGGTATTTGCGATCATCAACCTGCTAATCCCTTTCGTATTGAGCGGGTTAGGCTCGCCCGTCGCTGGCGGCGTGGGCGTCGTCATTTCCGCACTGCGGATCGTCTTTTGGGCCGCCGTGGCAATCGCGGTGATCATGATTTGCTTTGATCTGATATCGTGCCTGATTGGGCATGGCGGCCTTTCTTTGCCAAGGGCAACTAGATGAAAGAACCCAAACTCGGCGACTACATGGAAGTCAACGGCGAGCCTATTCCAAAGCAGCAAGCAATGGAGCTTATCCGCATGCTCTGCAATGACGCCAAGCAGCTTGCCGGCGACTTCCACGGACAGAACCGGTCGGAGAAATTCCGGGCCAACTGGCCTAGCGAATACGCCTATGCGGAATGCAACTGGCGTGGCTTCGTGGACGCCATCAGGGCTGGATACGCGGCGTTGCTAGGCGAGGAGCGGGTTCCCGAGCACGACAAGCGCCGGATGTTCCTGGCGATTGCCCTATGGGACCAGGTGGCAAAGCAGTCGCCCAATTTTGAGGGTCTGCGTTTGGCACCAAACACGCAGCAATTCGTGGGCGATCCTTACGAAAATCGCAAAATCAAAGAGGACTATGGCAAGCATTCCAACACCTTCAAGGAACTGCTGATGCCGCGGTCGAGGTTCAATTGATGGCAAACGATAAAAAGGGTCCAATCTTTGTCGGCAACGCAGGCGGCAATCGATCCCAAGTCGTCATAGCCGGGGACACAATGTATGTTTCTGGCGTGCGAGGAGAACCTGCTCCAGGTCCAGGCCCCGGTAATACACCGGGCGATAGCCCGGATGCGACTGCCCGAATTATGCAGATTTACAATACGCTCAAGAGCATTGCGGAAGCGCAAGGCTTGACCCTTAATGATTGCGTCAAGCTAGAAACCGCTATGACCAACGCGGCCTATATCGGCCCGACCGCTGATCTTCAAACCTTGCCGGAATTCTGGGGGACTGGTCCCTATCCTGTTCGCACCCACGAGGTATGGTTGCAGATGTCGGGTTCAGACACGATTTCAGAGTTCCCTGATATTCCTAACTGGCCCGCCCGCGGCGATATTGTCGAGGTGACGGCGACGTTTTCTACTGAAGGCAAACGTAAGTGAGCACATGACCGACACAAATCTAGCCCCTGACGCGCCCGAACCCGTTTTGAACGCCGACCCGGCACCGGAGACCTCTCCGGAGCTGCCGCTGGAGACGCCGCCGCAGCCGCGGATGATCCCGGCTGACGTGCTGGTGCGGGAGGTAACGCCGCTGCGGGCCAAGAACCGGGAGCTTGAGGCGGCCCTAGAGGAGCATCGCCGCCGCGATCGTGACCACCAGGAACTGATTGCCAGGCTGCAGCGCAATAGCAACGGGCAAGCGGATCCCACTCCGCAGCCGCGTCATGAACCGCCTCAGCAGGTCACGCAGTCAGATATCGATCGCCGGGCCATGGAGCTGAACTTTCAGCGGGACGCATCCCAGGTCAGTTCTGCTGGCGTCCAAGCCTATGGCGGCCAGTGGAATGACTCACTCAACATCCTGCAGTCGTTCGACCTGAACACGCCGGACTTCATAAGTTCAATCATGGATGTTGCCGGGCGTGATAAGACCCACGAAGTAGTGCGCGCCATTACCGAGGATCCGTCGAAGGCGGCGGCCATGGCTACGATGTCTCCGGCGCGCCGCATTGCCGAAATTACGAGGATATCCGAACGTATGGCTACCAAAGCTACTACCGGCGCAACACCGGTCGCGAAGCCTGCGGAGCCGGCCGCGGCACCAGCCAAGACCGTCTCCCAGGCGCCTCGCCCTGCTCCGCACGTTGAGGCCAATACTGGCAAAGCGTTCGACTGGAACAGCAAGGACCAGGACAAGATGTCAGACGTTGAGTGGAGCAAAGCATTCAATGAGCGGATGCACGCAAGATCGCCGCGTCGCTAGTACTAAGCCGTAGCGGAAATCGGCTCCGCCGCGACCTGAGCGTTATCAGGGATAGGGCGTTATAGCGTTTCGCCCACCGCCGCTACTTGAGCGTTATCAAGGTTATCCCGTCAATTGTCCGAATTCGGGAAGCGGACAACATCGCCCGCAAGGGCTTCCAAGAGTTGTCGCGCCCTTTAGAGGTGGCGCTAAAAGCAAGGTGCCATCCCGATGGCAAACTCAATCATTACGCCGAGCATGGTGACTCGGTACTCGATCAAGCTGTTCCTGAACACAAACTACTTCATCCAGAACATCAGCCGACAGTTCGAAAGCCAGTTCGGCATCGAAGGTGCCCGCATCGGCGCTCAGCTGCGTATACGCCTGCCCAATGACTACACGGTGACGGATGGTCCTGGCATTGCCATTCAGGATACCCTCGAGCAACAGTTCCTGCTTACGGTCGCCACCCAGCGCCATGTGGATGTGGCCTTTACCTCGGCCGAGACCACACTGGATGTGGACGACTACATGGAGCGGATCGTCCTGCCACGGGTGAATAACCTGGCCGGCAACGTTTCTCTGCAGGTCTTCACCATCGTTGCAACGACGGTGCGAAACGCAGTCGCCAATGTGGATGCCAGTAACAACATCATGCCGGTGACGGATAGCCCGTTTGCTCTTGCCAGGGCCATCCTGGAGGAGAACTCTGCGCCGCAGTTTGGCGAAATGGGCATGCGGAAGGTTGTGTTGCAGCCCCGTTCTGATGCTCGCGTCCAGTTGGCCCTCCGAGGGCTGCTCAATCCGGTGGATAGCATCAGTCGGCAGTACAATACCGGCATGATGTACGAAGCCTTGCAATTCCGCTGGTTTGAAGACCAGTCGGTGCCTTCGCACACGACCGGTACGGCAACCACAGCGACCGTCAGCGGCGCCAATCAGACCGGTAATTCGCTCACGATCAGCTCGTTGTCCGGCACTCTGAATGCCGGTGATGTCATCACGATTGCTGGTGTGAATGCGGTCAACCGCGTCACCAAGGCCAGTCTCGGGACATTGGCGCAGTTCGTGATTACGGCGGCCGCCTCAAGCGGTGCAACATCGCTCTCGATCTATCCAGCGATTATCCCGCCAGCCAGTCAGACCCCCTATGCGGGCCTGCCATACACTCCCCAGCAGTATCAGACGGTGACCGCCTCTCCCGGCGGCACTGCGACGATTACGCCATTTGCCAATGCGGGCGTGACCTACCGCGAGAACATGGCCTATTCGCCGGATGCGATCACGTTGGTCATCGCGCCGCTTTGGATTCCGCCCAATGAAAAGGGCGTCATCGCGGCAGCGCGGCACAGTTTCGACGATTGCTCAATGCGGTCGCTGGTTTGCTACGAGCCCAGCACGGACCAGCCTATCGATCGCCTGGACATCCTCTTTGGCGCCGGCGTGCCGCGTCCTGAATGGATCGTTCAGGTCTGCGACGCAACTCCGTAGCGGTTCTAGAGGCGCCTTCGGGCGCCTCTTATGCATTCATGGAGTACAACGATGGCCTTCAACCACGATGAGCACGAGTTGGATCCGGTCACCGGGTTCCAGCGGCACAAAGACACCAAGCATCTAATCGGGATCGAGCAAGCGCCGTCTGCTTCGAGTCCGGTTGGTGATGAATGGCCGAAGTGGGTCGTTCCCCATGCGAACCACGTCGTATCGCAGGGCACCAGTGTCTCTACCCCGCATTTCACCCAGCATCACAAGAACCGGCATGACGGCGTCGTGAGTGTGCTTGTGCATACTCCGGAAGAAGAGGCCTTGGCTCTTGCTGAGCCTCCGGTTCCCATTGGGCATCAGCACCACGAGGAACCGGCTTCAGTTGAGCAGCCCATTGAATCGCTTGTCGAGGCGCCCGCTGGGGAACTCTTTGAAGACCGGAAACGAGATCGTAAAAATAAATTCTAACGAGGCACAATATGGCAGTCGATGTCGTACAAGGAGATTTCACTTTTGATCTTAGAAGTGGAGCTGTTACTGGAGTTCAGCCAGGACGGCGTCAATATCTTGACCCGGAGATTTCCGGCGAAGGAACCAAGGTCATCCACTCGGATGGCTCCGTAGTTCATTTCAACCCGCCTCCGGTAAAGGCGGCGATTTTTGACTATTCACAAGTTAAAATTCTTCAGAAGTACTTCAATCGGACCGATTTTCACTTCTTCCCAACGTGGGTCTATCATCCGGATGGTAGGGAGGAGACCGCCAAAGATGCCCAGGAATGCGGGGATAAGTATGGCATCTTTCTCGTAAAGCGCTCAGCTGAAGAGAAGGCCAAGTTCGGCGGCGGCGACTATCGTTGGGAGTTTTCGGACACGACTGAATGGCGTCCTGTGCGCATAGTGCCAAAGAAGTTCGATCCGGAAAATCCAGACACCGGCAAGATTTATGTGCCCCGCGCGCCAGATCCTAAAATTGCCAATCATGAACTGATTGAGCGTGTTGTTGCTGCCATGCAGGGCGGTCAGAATGACTTCCTGCTGAGGCTGCTATCCGCGATGCAGAACACGACCAGCAATGCAGCCGCGCCCGCGCCTGAAGAGGCAAAAGAACCGGAAGCGTCTGCCGTAGAACTAGGTTCTCAAAAGTCAGCCAAAGAGCATTGGCAGGCGGTTGCTGAAGAGGCGGGCGTAGAGATCGATAAGCGATGGGGAATTGATCGGATCAAGACTGAGATCGCGGAGAAAACCCGCAATGCGGCATTGATGCCGGAAGAGACCACGGAAGATGTGGAATAACGCCCATGTCCATGACTGCCGAGCCCGTCCTAGGCGGCCCGTCTGAACCGGTACTGGCCGTCGATAATGTCGGCCAGCTGCTTCAGAATGCGCTAGAGGACGGAGGCATTGTCGGCTTGGATGAGGCCATCGAGCAAGCCTATATGACCAAGGCGCTGCGCCACGCCAACTGGCTGCTGGCGCAATGGGCTCGCAAGCGGTGGCTTGTCTACTCCGAGAGCGAATATGCATTTATCGCGACAGGAGCGAACTTCTACAACGTGGGGCTTGGCCAGATCGTCAATATAAATCCTCGGCCAGATCGTCTGGAATATGCGTACATGCGGTTCCTGAACTCATCGGAACCGGTGCAGTTTCCAGTCGATATCCCGCTCGATATCATCCCCTCGAAAGAGGACTACTCGCGGATTACCGTTAAGACGATCGGTACGCTGCCATGGCGTGTCTTCTACGATCCGCAATGGCCGATAGGGCAGCTTTATCCGTGGCCGGTTCCGCAGCAGTCACAATACGAGCTGCACTTCGGCTTTAAAACGGTCTTGCCGCGGTTTGCCAGCCTTACTCAGAAGATCAACTTCCCGCCTGAGTACGAAACTGCACTTAGCTGGGCCTTGGCTGAGCGCCTCCGTGCTGCCTTCCAGTTACCGCCAGACCCGACAATCACTAAACTGGCGCGTGAGGGGCTGAGTGTTCTTCGTTTGGCTAACCAGGCAGTATCGACGCTCGTAATGCCAAGCTTTCTGCGGAGCCGCAATCGCGGGTACGATTATCGCGGAGATAGCGACAGTTACTAACTACAACTAGGAGCACATGACATGACTATCGGGTTTCCTCCGCAGGAAGGCTTTGAGCTCATCGAGGGCCGATATCTTCTCGGCATCGCTG